ACAGCTTGGGTAAGTCTCCTCACTCCTCGCTGAGCCATGATAAGGTCGAAGTCAGTACTAGATATTCCTCTGAATACCCTCAATGCCTCATCAACTCCACCAAACGCCTTAGGATGCATAAGCTCAGCACCACCAAGGAAGCTCCTACCTGAATTCTCAAGATAATTGTAAGGGCCAAAGTTGGTGAACAGTAGTTGCCATCTAGCTACAGGCATTACTACCCTCCGCTCCATAGCTACCATACGAGCAGAGTATAATATCTTATCAGCTACCCGACTATGCCATGACGAAGACCTGCCAGCCTGCTGCATCCACTTGGTAAGAGGACTGTGAAGATTGTTATATCGAGATAACTCCAGATAGCTACCTATCTTCTTAATCACCTGGTCTGCTGTATCACCCTTAAGAGCCTCAATAGCCGTGCGAGCAACACCCTTCTTGAACTTAGTTATCTCATATGCCAGCTTCCTAACCACAGCATCAGGTATATCACTCATACCCATAATGTTAAGTATATTGCCTGCTGTTACCTTAGCACCCTGAGCACTAAAGGCATCGCACAGCTGACTGTTAATTCTAGCTAGTCGAGCAGTATCGAATACTGCATCAGCTGATACAAAGCCCTTCAGGAACTTTGCTGCTGCTACATCATCTAGATAGTTAAACTCCATAGCAGATGTTCCAAGCCTAACTGCTGGACGAGTACCATGTTGAGGACTCTTCAATGCTGCTCCAATAGCTGCCTCAACAAGTTCATTAGCATCCTTACCAGTCATGCCTACCCCAAACTTGCCCCTTATATCTTTATATGTTCTGCCAGCTACTGCAAAGAAGTCCTTGATACCTTGGTGTCCAAATCTTCTAGACATCTGAGTGAATGTTGCTGGTATAGTGTAGCCAGCTCCAGTTAGCCAGAATGCACTTTTGATAGGAGCAGCAATTACCTTTAAGCCAGCCTTAAATACAGCATCCATTCCAGCAACATATCCATTCTCAAATGCTACCATCAGACTGCCAATTCTACTTCCTGCCCATTTGAGGCCTCTAGGGAGAACCATCTTAGTAAGTTTACTGCCAACAGCTGCTACTCCTCCCCAGCCTAACCACATTAGAGGGTCGTAGGCAGAATCCAATATCATCTTCTTCCACCAAGGAGCTTCCCACTCATTGAAAGCCTTAGCATACGAAGACCATGCACTCTCACCCAGTTCTCGGTAGAACTCATAATGTACTGTTAGTTCCTTATCAGCATCGGATTCAAAGGCAGCAAATATGCCAGCACCACCAATGGCTCCTACTATAGCTCCTATGGCTGCTCCAACAGGAATACTAGCACCAAAGCTAAAAGGAGCAAGCATTGCACCTACCGCACCTCCAGCTGCAGCACCTAATGCTACGCCATGAACTGCTCCAGCAGCAGGAGCAGGCATATTCATCATTATAGCAGCAGAGATAGGTCTACTGATTTTATCCCACCACTTCTGCATAACTTCCACAGTAGCCATCATAGGCTGAGTCACCACTAGCTTCAAATAATCCAGTGGAGCTAGTTCTGGTGCTTCAGCCAATATTTCACCTGCTCGGATAAGGCTCATCCTAGCTGCCTCAATCTCCCATTCTCGTGCTCTCTCAGCAAGCCACTCCTGCTGACTCAATAACTCCTCATCTTCTATCTCCATCTCGCTAAGAATACCCCTAACATCCTCTGCAGTCATTCCAGCTGGAAGCTCAGCCACACCAAAGACAAATGCCTTAGCTATCTCATCTACGGTAAGACGATGAACTCCCTTCATCTCTACCTCAGGCTCTGTCAATATCTCATTGAGTATGTTAGCCTGAGCATCAAGAACATCACCTCGGTAGTCAACCGGCAGAACATTTGATAGATGCTCAAGCTTGCCATAAGTTTCATTGAGCCAAGCAGTATCAGCAGCACTCAGCTCAACTCCAGGTGCTACATACTGTAATATATCCTCAGGCTTTTCTATTATATAGTTAGGGTCTGACAGATATACTGGCAGCACCTGCATAACCTCTAGCTTCCACTCAGCTGTTTGAAATAATACAGCAGCAGCATCAAACTCAGCTATAGCCTGCTCCTTAAGCTTCTCCAATGGAGCATATTCTCCAGCCTTAGAGAGTAAATCAGGCCAATGAAAAAGCTCTAAGAGCTTTCCAAACCAGCTTGTAACCTCAGGAGTAGATACAGGTAGCTTCACTTCAGCCTGCTGCAGCTTACCATATAATTGCTGTAGCTCTACCCCTATCTGCTCAAACTCAGCACCAAAGCCAGTATAGTATTCTGGTGGCTCGACAGGAGGAGGTAATTTTTCTTTTGTTTCTTCTTTTGTTTCTGCCATTTTACTCTCCTAATCTAGGCATTGGGCCTCTGCCACTAGTTAACTGTGGCGCTGCTCCAGGCCTAGCTGTTTGTTGAGTGGGAGCTGCTTGTTCTTCAGGTTGAGGCATCAGTTGCTGCATTACCATAGCAGACATCAGTTCATAAAGCTTCGAGCCTTTGGCATCACCATGCTTTGCTAAGAATGCAGCCTGCTCATCATAATATCTAATCAAAGCTGCCATAGAATTAGTTGGATGTAGCGCTGCTTTATCTGCCAGTACTTGTGCTCTCTCTTGCATTGTATCTTCGACATCAGGAAAGAGCTTAGCCATTACATAAGTATAACTCAGCTCAAAAGTTGGGTTAATCATTCTGGCTGTAGTTGCTCTCTGTATCAGGTCGCCAGGTATCTCCACTTCATAATCGGCTGACACCATACTATATTCAGGAAGGGCAGTAGGATACTTCCAGCCATAAGGCCTAAGTCCTCTCTCCTTAATATCCTGCAAGTCGTCATTGTCCATGTCTGATAGAGCAGCTATTATCGCCTGATGAAAAGGCTTCATTACTTGGTTGGCTGAGGCTGCTATCTGACTCATAACATAAGCAGTTATTTGTCCAGCAACCGCACCGTGCATAGCCCAGCTAACTCCACCTCTCTGCATCATGGCTTCAAGGTCAAGCTGAGTGCTTCTGAGTTCCAACGGTATAGGCGGTGTACCTAGGAAGGTAACATCATCATCAGCAGTACCTCGGAAGATTGCTCCTCGCTTGAAGACATCCTCAGGCTTGACGATAGACTTACCACTCCTGCTCCGCTCAAATATTCTGGGTTGGGCAGTGTCCCTCAATAGCTGTAGACTGAAACTCCACCACTTATTCCAGGTTCGGTAGATGTTCTCATTGGTTGCTAGGATAGATTGACCGAGTTCAGCCTTCCATCTGTCAACCGTTGCACCAGACTTGGCATTCTGTTCCTGAACCTTCAGTGTAGATGAGTATGTCTCACCAACTGTTCCTCCTTCTGTCAAACTTCCCATATCAGGAAGACCGCCAACTGGAGATACATAAATAGGTATTCTCTTAAATCTTGTCTGTTCGTACTTGACAAGCTTATTGCCTATTACTATGGCATTCCAGATAGACATGATATAGGGGAACTCGTCTGATATATCAGTCCACCAGTAGTCATACACAGTTACATTGCCTTTTCCGTAAGCTGCTACCCACTGATTGGGAGGACTACCGAGGTCCCAGTTATTAGCCATAGTTATGTGAATTGCTGATAGCGGACTAATGCTAAAGACACGAGCTACCTCGGACATCCCAAGCATAGCATCCCACATCGGATAGACTTCCATGGGATTCAAAGGTTCTTTGTAAGTCCGCTTGCCATCATCTGACATCATACTAATCATAGCATACCAGCCAGTAGCTAGCAGAAATCCAATGAATGTTCTATTCAAACCTTGTCTTGGATTGGCTCTCCTGAAGGTGTTCTGAGCATCCTGCCAATGAGTCTTGAAGTACTTCCCAACCTCAGCTACGGCAGAAGCTATCTCAAGGTCGGTTATGTCATAGTTCTTAACTCTATGAGGGATATCAGTATCAAGGAGATGGAGTACAAGATTATAAAGTGCCCGAGGGTCATTACCTACAAAGGATTCCATCTTCTCGGTCTTCAGCTCATCAACCATCTCAATAAGCCTATACCAGCGCTTCATAGCCTTGTTCCTAGGCTCCCAGAATGTTTTAAGGTTATTACAGCGTGTGATTATCTGCTGTGTTTTGTCTGCATAAGTTGTAACCATATTATTTCTCCTTATAGTATAGTCCCCAACACTAACCTAACGGCTCCTGCAATAGCAAATATAAGCCCAGCAAAGCCGACTGCAGTTCCAAAGATATAGTAATGGTACTCCTTCTTTATCATATTCTTTACCTTAGTACCTGACTCATATCTTGGCTGCCAAGGACAGAATCCTTCACCAATGCCTATGATGATAGTATGCCACTCTTCAGGAGTATTCATAAAGGTATATGCCCACTTAAACGGAGGAATCATATTATTACAACTGCTCCTTCTAGAGGATAGAACTGAGGTGCGTGTTCTTCATGGAAGAATAGATTGTCAGTCTGAGGCTCAAGCAGCATTACCTTGCCATTAGGAAATATCACCAGATTGTAGGCATGACCAGACTTATAATCTAATACTATACCAACCTGATTAACTCCCCACTGGTCAGAGCTAGCTTTGAGTGAGATAGCAAAGTTGCCGCAGCGGTAGAACTTGTGATACTCAAATGAGTCAACCCAATCCCAGGCTATAAAGTCAATGAATGTATCCTTGTCAACTAGATGAAACTCAGCGCCAAGAGGAAGCCTTATAACAGGAGCATTTATCTTTGCAAGGATACTACTAACCCAGACAGTGTCCTTCTCTACAATGTTCGTGAGTTCTGGAGGAGCAGGCCTAGGTACAAGTAGCTTAAGCTTCTTTATCATATCATCCGCCTTAGCCAGTTCTGCATCAAGGTCTATCAGCCTCTTTTGGCATTGAGCATAGTTAGCAGAGCACCGCTCATACTTCTGCTTAGAGCCTGAGCAGAACAAGTTGTCAATAAACTCCTGCCATCTAAAAGCCACTGTCTCGCTCCTTCTTGTGTGCTATTGTTCGCTCAGCAAACCACCAAGTAATAATCGGAATAGCCATACTCAGAAACCAAGTTGGCAGAGTCCTCCCGCTTGATACACAGTCGGCTATTACCGCAGCAAAGATGATAGTAACTGCAGGTCTTGGTAGCGCCCTAATAAAGTTACCTAACCAATCATTCATGTTACTCCTTTATCCCCAGCCTTCAGGCCAGCCTGCTGAACCGACATAACCTCGCTGGACTGGCTGAGCATCTCGACATACTATTCCTATTGCTCCGCAGTCATGGTGGTCGTCTGCACCTACTACAAGAATACCACTCTTGATTGAGGCATTTCTGCGGATATTCTTACACTGACTCCAGAACCTCAAATCCTGACAGTCAATATGGTCAAGGTGTCTGCTAACCTCAGTAATCATATAGGGCTTAGTTGATAAGTTGGTTTGCCAACCTACAGCTCTAATTAGTTTCCCTGTCCGCACATCCTCTCGCCAATACAAATCTGGCCAATCTCTCAGATGACTAACTATATCCAGATTGTCCTCAGGTGCTATGACTGCCCCATTGTAGTAGCGAGCCACTTCTTTCATTAGTATAGCCATCTCCCACTCATCATAGAAGCCTGCCAGTGTAGCACAGTGTCTCATAATAGGCGGTATCTCCTTACCTTCCTTATCGGTATATCCGTCCTCAAAGTGCCAGACATGGCCTACTGACTCTGATGTCTTCCCCTTACCTGGGTCTATGGGAACTACATAGCTTAGCCCTTCCTCTACATCCTGCCAGATATCCAGAGTAGCTGACACAACACCTTTGGTTTGACTATCAACTCCAGTAATAGGTAATTGCTTCTGAGCAGGGATACATTGTCGAACCTTATCAGTTATGATGTCAGAGCTGTAGGCTTGGTCGCCAGCAACAAGAAAACAGCTCTCATCATCTTCAGGAAATTCTTGCTCGAATAGCAGAACCGTATCACCGCTCCGTCTCAGACTTGCCATCTCCGCCTTCTTGTATCTCCTCCATCGGAGTTTAGCCATAGACTCAAATTCAGAAAAGCCATACTCATACAGAAACCGCTTCATCAGTATTACTTCATCTGACTTCAAGTTTGGCAGGGGTTCTACATCATCTCCGTCAAGACAGAAAGGGTCATCTACATACATCACATACTCAGGATGGATAAACCAGGTATAGAAGTGGTGTTTGTAGACTGACTGTCCAACTGTTGTTCCTTCCTTAGCTGCCCTATACATATCACAGTGAGGATTGTCTTCACCGTTAGCAGTTGATTGGACTCTGATTTTAGTTCCAAGCTTCATCGGCACACGCTGAACAGCAGAGCTAAATACTTGCTCTTGAGTCCCGATTAGCCAGAAGGCAAACTCATCCATTAGTAGATTATGTATAGCTTCTCCTCTACCAAGTGTATAACTCCTTGAGCTGAAGATATACATGATAGAATAGAAGTTATTATCCTGACTCTCCCATGTTAGTTCCTCAGCACTCTTATGGTCTAACTTAGCAACTGAGGGTATCTTTCTTTCCAGATGCTGATGAAAGCGCTTAGCCTTGATGATAAGCCGTTTAGCGCTAGTCTCATCGTAGCTAATGATAACTGAGACAGTTCCATTGATAGTAATGTTGTCAAGATAGAAGTCTGCCAGATGCAATGATGTAGCACCCACCTGAGCTGGCTTAACATAGATGTCTCGAGGACCTGAGTTATCCAGCATATCTGCCTGAATAGGGTTAAGGATAAACGGCACAAGCTGACGCTCCTTGTTCTCTATCTGCAGTAGCGACTCCATCATGAGCCGTCTGTTAGAGAATAGGGCTTCTACAGCTTCGTCTTTATTAACAGCTTGCACTATTACTTTATCCTCCCATTTAATCTGATAAGGAGCGTAGTAAGCTCCGTTACTGCTTTAGTAAGTCCCTCACGAGATTCCTGGTCTCGGTCAATAATGTTCTTCATCTGATCTTGCATAAATACCCTATCCTGCCTTATCTGCTCCGTACTACTCTTCCTATCTCTCCTATACATTATGAAGATGATTACTGCTAATGCTCCTCCTACACCAAGACTGCATATAGCTTCAATAGGTATCTCCATTATCTACTCCTTGTTCTCAGCTTAATTGGTGCTCTGGTACGGACTGATGGTTTGCTAAAAATCTGTCGTTTCCTTGTTTCTCTTCCAACACTACGAGGTTCCTTACGACCAATCCTTGCCTGCTGTGCTCTCTGGATATTTCGTCTGCTAGCTTGCCGAGCCTTAACGGTTATAGTCCTAGCTACCCTAGCTCTGTATTTCGCCATCAGGAGGTTTGTCCCTTACTGTTACCTTGTCTGTTCGGCTAAATTCAAGAATCTTATCTTGGTTATCAGCCACTAACTTAGCAAAGTTAAATTCTCCACTTCCAACACCCTTCATAACTTGTTCCAGTATCTGTAACTGTTGTGGAGTGTATGCTGAGCGGAGCTTGAGCAAGTATTCATGGCTCTGTTTAGGCAGGACTTCATTGTAGATAGCCTGCTTGAGTATTCGGTAGTCCTTCTCCAACACTAACCTGAAGTTGCGGAAGAAGTCCAACTCAATGTACTCCTTGCTTAATTCCTTCCTAATCTCAGGAACCTGAAGCTCGATAACATTAAAGCCTTCATCCTGCCGCTGCTCCTCCAGCCAACCAACAGTTAGCCCAAGCATATAGAGTGATTCTTCTGGGTTGAAGCCACAGGCTAGATAGCCCATGTATCTTGCTCGGTTATCGTCTTTTCTCCAGGGTATAAGCGTAGTTGCAATGCTAACTTCTTTTGGAGTATCAGAGCCTGTAGGCAGAATCGCCTTAGAATTATCCATCTTTACCCTTACATATGGCTGACAACTTGATTCTGTAATCACTTCGCAAATCTTTGATACATACTGGAGAATCGCTGTATAGTTGGTCGTAGTACTCCAGCACCAAGTTAGCCATAGTTTTCTTAATAATCAGGTAAGGCAGCAGAAGTTCTATAGTATCTATAGCATCCTTGCCACGCCACACTAATCTATATATTTTCTTTCGGCCATACCTTTTCTGGCCATAAATGTGCCCAGGTAGTAAGGCATTGATATAGTGAATAACACGCTCATCAGAGTTGGTAATCTGAGCGATAATGGATGAGTTAAATCCATTCCTTGAAATCATCAGGCAGCCTTCGCCATCGAAGAAGCCCGCTACATATGCTAGACTCTCGTTAGCCTCCATCATGACTAGCATAACACAATGCGATTATCAATGCAAGGATAACCCATCATACGATTATTTTATTACATAGTGATTAAGGAAGGTTGACAATAGATGCTGGATATGATACAATGGTAATTAAATGAGGTGAATAATGAGAAGCAAAATAGGAAACAAAAACAAAGACAAGTTTGAGCTGTCATGCTGTCTTTGTGGAACTAGAACAGACTTAGCACAGGTAGCTCACAGA